TTGCAAATACTCCAGTTTGTTGAAAAGCTTCTACTTCTTCTTTTTTAGGAGCTACACCTCCTGTAAATACTAAATAAGCTAATCTAAACTGTTCAACTTCAGACGATAAATCAGACATAACTCTATCTGCTTGATCAATTAATGATTCAACGGAAAAAAAGTCACTTGTCTTTTCAGCATTATTTTTTATAGGTAAAACTGGACATTCTGAAAATAAATGCTTTTCACTTCTAATATAAATAGCTGTTTCTCCTTCATATTTATATTTATGAACATATTCGTTATCATATATATCTACATATTCTTTTTCTATTCCATTGAAATCTATTTGAGCGTAATGTCTTAAATATTTAGATCCATATTCTACTTCTATTATTTCCCAAGGCATAACATTATCTATTTTTACTTCTCCATCTTGCATAGAAAGTATCCATGCTCCCGAACCACAAGCTCCAATTGATTCAACTGTTTCAAGTAATAATGTGTCCCAGTTATTTTGTATTTTAAAGTCTTCTAATATATCAAATAAATCTTCTATTTGATCTTCAGAATTTTTAGCTATAGCTCTTTTTTTTATAGATATATCAACTGGACGAGATACCATAAAATTTGTCTTAGTTCTAACTATATAACCTGCATAATCCAAGTTAAGTTTTCTATTTATTTTAGTCGGATCAGATATAACCGTTCCCGAAACAGGATCGGTATATCCTATTTTTCTTTTCTGTATTGGAACGCTCACACATGTAAATCTTTTATAAGAATTTTTCATTCTATTATTCCTAGCTTTATAAAATCTAATATAATTAGAAATATCTTCTAATTCAATTTTTGCTAAATTTGGATTAGAAATAACTAATTCTATTCCCATCATAGCCGACTCTTCTTTTTTACTAATTATTATATTTTCATCTCTAACATTATCTGACATATTGTCTCCACCCCTTTATATTGATAAAGCTGAAGGCAATACAACAACTTTACTCTTATTTATTTCATTATAAAAATCTGTATATATTGCATATCTAATAGAATCTAACATATTATCTTTATCTTGAGATTTATCTGGCTCATCCATTGTTAATCCATGTTTATTAACTTTCCAACTATATACAACTATTTCATCTTTAGCTAAATCATGTTGATTTCTAAGGAAAAATAATCTTTTTTGTTTTAATAAAGTTCCTAATGCTGATATTCCATCCAATACAGACTTATTTGCAAATTCAATATTCACTCCTAAATCTTTTATTATAGTTATTATATTGACTTTTTATTTCTTCTACCACATAGTAGTTATATATGTAATTCTTTTCTAAAAATCCTTGATTATTCGGAACTAATTCAAATCTATCCCTATTCCATGTTTTAGCTATAACACAAACAGTTCCGTAATGAACCCATCCTTTATCATATCCACCAATATATTTTTCTAATATTTCTCCTTCGGGAATAGAATCTATAACATGAATTTCGTGATCATAATCTTCATAAACTACTCCATTCTCTGCTTCCCATAATCCATCTCTTTTACGTCTTAATTCTGCTCCACTTAAATAATCTAATTTCTTTATAAATTGTTGAGGCAAATGGGGATTATCTTCTAATTTAAAATGCCAATGATTTATATTTTTTTCTTTAGCTTTATCTATTAAATCCTCTTTTACCCAATGTAATGGATGGCTCGGATTTGTAGTAGATATTATAACTGGATTTTCTCCGACTCTACATCTAGCCATTATTTCATTGAACATATCTCTATTAATTAGAGTTAATTCATCTATTATTGCTCCACCCGCGTTCATACCTCTTATAGCTTTGTCCGATCCAGTATTCTTACCACCCACAACTTTAGCTTTTTTAACTATTAATCCATTTGGTTCATCTTCATCTGGAAATTCAAATAATAAATAAGGTTGACCATCTATTGTCGTCTTAGTACAGAAATAAGGATACATATCAATTAAAGGATTAACTATATTAGAGTTTGCAGTTGAAGATGAAGCCGCACAAATTATAAATTCTTTAGCAGGACTGTCTTTTACAACTTCAAAGAAAGCAACTAAAGATCCAATACTTTTACCACTACCAACTGCACCCTCGGCTAAATTAAGCCAAGAAGTACAACCAGTCATAAAATTTAATTGTTTTTCACTCATATATTTCCATTTAAAAGCCATATTTATTCTTCCTCTAATTCTTTAGCTTTCTTTTTGTTTTGTTCTTCTACAAGCCTTTTAGACTCTTCTATGGCTAAATGAAATGAATCAAGGGATTTCTTTTGTTCTATAATTTTATTATCTGCTGATGTATCTGCTCCAACATTAAAATACTTAGAGAAAAATTTTCTACTCTCTGCTTTAGATGGTAATGTGAACCCTCCTCCATTTTTTTCTGAATAAGTTAATGTATCGATTAATAGTCCATCTAATTCATCAACATCAATCTCATACACTTTTTTAGACCCTATTATATCTCCAGCTTTATTATAAATATCTATCTCTTTTTGTTTTAAAGCTTTAGTATAATCTGTTTTAAGTATCTTTTGATGATCTTCAACCAAATTTTCCTTCGTAAATACTTCTTCAACATAAACACTTTTTAATGCTTTAACTAATTTAACCATATGTGGTTTCTTTAATAAATCCCAACTTTTTATCTTAGCTGTTAATTCTGCGTATCCAGCTTTAAGAGCGGACTGTCTAACTCCATGACCCATTGATACATATAAAGCAAACATCATTTCCTTATCTGTATATTTTTCTCTTTTTAAGTTTGAAAACTTTTTCATAATCATCTTAATTTTCATTATTTTTGCTTTTTCACTTTTATTTCCTCTTGCCATTTCTTTTCACCTCTTATGATTTCTAGTAATTTTAAAATTCCAATAGTTTTTATAAACTTTTCATTCTTAAATAATCCGTAATTATTTAAAGTTGTTTTCATAAAACTAATAACTCCTATTTTTATATAGTCATTCTTTGTTATTTTAAATTTAATTTTTTCTTTTTTCAATATATCTATAATATCTTCACTCAAAACATTTGTCACCTCTCACTTAACTATTTTCACTTAATATAATAGAGTATAAAAAAGAGAGGATTGTGATAATCCCCTCTTTGTGTTAAGCTATTTAGAATTTATTTAACTACAATATTTCTTGTATATTACCTATATTTATTCACACTTCGTGAAGCTACAAGCGGGGCAACTCCAACATCCCCCTATTGGATTTAACTTCTCTCCACACTCGGGACAAACAACTCCACTAATTTCTTCTTTTACATTCTCTACTATTTCAATTTTCTTAGTTTTTTGAACTAATGGTTTAATATTTTTACCTTCGATTTCTTCTAAAAACTCTATTATAGAATACATAATACCACTAGCACATGAGCTTCCTTTACTTGTACCTTCTCTTTTGGCGTATGAAGCACAAGCACTTATTCCGTTTATGGCTTTTTGCATATCCATTACATTACCTCCCAACCTTAACACTTGACTCATAAATATTACAGTGGAAGTTATGTTTTTATCACATCCACCTCCATTTCCTGCTCTAATTGTGTATAGGTCTTGAATACATCCTTCGTTTTTAGAATATCCTACGAAGAGTTTCACTTTTCCGCAACCTGTTGTGATTGTTTTAGGGTAGTAAATGGTATCCTCTGCTATCTCCTTTATATCTCCTCTTTGTAATTCTATTACTTCCTCTTTATCATTACTGTCTTCTTTGACCTCGTTTAATATTCCATCTAATGATCCATCTCTATAAATAGTAATACCTTTTAATCCTTTTTTCCAAGCATACATATATAATTCTTTAATTTCCTCAACTTTAGTTTCTTTTGGTAAATTAACCGTAGATGAAATAGCTAGATCTACATATTTTTGAGCAGATGATTGTAAATCGATTCTATTTTTCCAGTCTATCATATCGCTAGATACGCAATAATTAGGAATTTTCCCGTTATTTTTATCCATCTCTTCTTTAACTGATTTGTGGAATATTTTATAAGTTACATCTTTGCCATGGAGAGATTCGGTTCTTCTTTCATAATAATTTCTAAATACTGGTTCCAATCCTCCACTTATTGACAATATATTAGAAATACTTCCAGTTGGAGCAATGGACAACATAGATATATTTCTTAATCCATAAGTATGAACCATTTCTCTTTGATCTTTACTTATTAAATTATTGTCTAATATTGTTTGTATTTCTTTGTCTGTAAATATACTTCCATTTTCTTTTGCTAATTCACAACTAGCTTCGATACTTGCATCATACATATTTTTCATTATTTTTTCAATCAATAAGCAAGATTCAGTACTTCCATATGCGATTTTCATTTTAATAAATAAATCCGCAATTCCCATAACACCTAATCCCATATTTCTATTAGTTTCAGCATTAATTCTTTGTCCTTCTACTGGCATCCTAACGGTTGCGTAATCTATTACTTTATCTAATGATTTAAATACTTTTTTAACATCAGAATAGAAAGAATTATAATCAAATTTTCCATCTTTATAATAAGCTTCTAAATTCATAGATGCTAAGTTGCAAGCTGTGTCTTTTGATCCGTATACTTCCATGCACTGTCCAGCATATACTCCGTTAAATATAGCAGTATGTCTTTTTGGTTCGTTAAAACAATAAACCTTATCTTCTTTTTTTAATTTTTCAATGCTTATTAAAGTTTGACCCTTATGAATTTCTCCATTAGGTAAAAGACAATCTATTATTCTATCATTAAGGATTAAGTCTTTAGCTTCTAATTTTAACTCAGATATATTTTTATTTCGCTTTATATAAAATTTATGATATGGCGTACATTTTAATTCAGATCCATCATCAAATTTTAACTTCATTATTTCTTGATTTATTCCAGTAATTTTAGGCTTAACTTTTGACCATTCAAATCCATTCCATATTTGAACTTCCATTCCTACTAATCCATCTAACCTTCTATTCCCTTTTTCAGTTAATACTTCCGTGTCTCCAGTGAAACAAGGATTGTTACCCTCTAATTCATATCCATCCTTTCCAATTATCCCTAAGTGATTTTTTTTCATTGAATCCCAAAACAAGATTCCAGGTTCTGCCGCTGCATGGGCTTTTTCCATAATTAAATCATATATCATGGGAGCGTCTACATAATGTTCAATTGTTTCTCCTGTAGCTTCTACAATAAAATCTTTCCTATATTTTGTTTTACTTTCAACACTTTTCATAAACTCGTCTGTAACTATTACTGATAAATTAGCACTCGTTATTTTTGTGTCTCCATTTTCTTTAACTTTAATAAAATCAATAATATCGGGATGATCTACACTTAATATTAAGCTGAGAGCTCCCCTTCTGCCATTTTGACTAATAGTTTTAGTTACTTGATCTAATAACTCCATAAAAGGAATAATACCTTCTGATTTCCAACCATTTTGATTACTTACAACTGCTCCACGTGGTCTTATTTTTCCTAAATTAAATCCTATTCCCCCACCTTTCTTAAATGTTAGAGATGCTTTCTCACAAGCTTCCATTATTTCTTTTATAGAATCTCCAACATATCCTCCAACAAAACAATTAGATGGAACATTTGAATTTCCCGTATTATAATTGGCAAGTATTCTTCCACCAAATAAGAATTTTTTATCCAAAATCATTTGTTTTATATCTGAATCATTATTTGAAACTCTATCCAGCCATTCATTAAAATTCTCATTATTCCATCTGTATTTATTATTCCAAATATCGTAACCTAATTTACTATCGTTTAACCATTTCATTGCTTGTTCATTTACGTTTGTTTTTTCTTTGTTTATCTCCATTTTACATCCTCCGTATTTGTTTTTATTGTTTAACACATAATTATAATATCATACTTCTAATTCTATGTCAACACTTATTTTTAGATTAAAAAAGGAGATATTTAAAATCTCCTAATTTAATTTTCAACTATAACATTTTCTTGATAGTGTCTGCTACATCGTGTGTGAGTTCGTTATCATTTGACTCAACATATCTATCAACAGCTGCCTTACCATTTTTAGAACTAAAGAATCCTATAACAACAGTAAAGATTTTCTTCCACATTTTAAATCACCTCCTATGTATAATAGAGTGTGATTTATGCTTATTATTAAGAATTATTTTATCAATACATATTACAATACACTTTTCCAGTTCCTCTACAACGAACACATTTATCTATAGTATCATCTGGATATATAAAAGATCCACTTCCGTTACAGTCTTCGCAACCAATTAACATGTATTCTTCTATTTCTAATATGTCTATATTTTTACGGAACAATATATTTTCGTATGATTGTTTGTATATTTCAACTTCCATTTTATTTAACTCTCCTTAATATTTCATTATTTGTTATGCCATCATTAATTAATTTACTTATAATATTAACACATTGAACTTTTCTTTCCTTTTTATATTCCTCAGAAGCTTTTTCTATAGTTTCAAAATAACCTAGATGGATTTTCTTCTTACTTATTACGTTTCTAATATAAGCTCTGTATTTATTATTTCTCTTACAAAAAGAAACTCCTGTTTTTCCACTTGAATTGGTTTTTCTATTATTGGCTAAAAAGGTATTTAAATAATTTGGAATAAATATACATGTATTAGGTGAATAAATTTTATTTTCTTTAACTAGTAAATCCTTATCTAATTCCCACCTAGAGTTTTCTATTTCAAAGCTTGGGTAATTTTCTTTATACCATAATGCAAAATTTTGAAAGTTTTTCCATTCTTCACATACAGTACAACCTATATAAGTATTATGTTTTAATTGATGAACATCACTATAGCATCTTTGTATCATTCCTACCCAAGTGATATATGATTTAGTTTTTATTCCATTTATAGATTTTTTATACTTTCCTTCTCCTATATAACCAATATTGAAAATGGTTTTATTTAATTTAGAATCCATTTTTATGTTCCTCCTTTAAGAGTTGTTTATTGTAATATATCTTAGTCCATTCAATTTACTTTTATCTAATTCGGGTTCATTATAAAACCCTTCATAAGTTCCTTCTCTTTTAAAATATCTTTCAGCTCTTACATCTTCATCTATATCAACATAGACTATTTTAACCTCAAATCTAGGATCATTATAGATATCTCTCACAGCTATAGCGTCTATTGCATATAGATTTATTTTATTTGGGTCAAAAGATGTTATATCAGTCCAAGAAGTATATCCTTTAGAAGAATGATAAACCGCTATTACTTCATTTACGTTATTATCATAAAAAGATTGACATACAAATTCATGAGTATTTATATCATTAAGATCTTCTAATCTAATATTTCTAGTTGTGTAAGATTTAACAATATGAGTATTAGCTCCAATAATAAATTTTTCTAATTCATAATTATTACTATGAAAATGCCTATTTGCAATATTATTAATTATAGTACTTTTTCCACTTCCACTTTTACCTACCACTGCTAAAACTTTAATTTTCTTTTTTCTCATTTTTATTACCTCCATTTAATTTTCTACATGGTTATATTATCATAATTATTAAATTGTG